AGGATTAACGTTTGAACCTACTAAAGCAGACCCTGACGAGGAAGAACTAAATAGAATTAAAAAGTTCCTCAGAGACTGTAACACTTTCGATCAGAGTTTAGAAGAAGTATTAAGGCAATTCCACTGGGATTTAAACACTCTCGATGATGCCTTTTTGTACATACATAAAGAATATTACCATGATAAGGGGGACGTACTTCGGTCAAGGATTCAAGAGATACGAAGGTTGAATCCCGCTCTAATTGAATTTGATTTAAATGATGAAGGTATGCCGAAGAAACAGCACTTTGTTTGTGCCCTGCATCGGGAAGAGACTAGAGAGCAAGACGGAAAGTGTGGAACTGAGGATTGCGGTTTAGCTCTCCGTCCTGCGATGTACAAGTATCACAATCGTGGTGAGGTACATTATTTCTTAGATAGTGAAATTATCCACCTTTCTAAATTTAACCCTACTGAGACCTATGGGTGGTCTCCTATACTCACTATCTTTGAAAAGGCTTTGACTCTCATAGGTATGGATAGAAACCTGTACCGCTATTTCTTCGAGAGGAAAATGCCCGCATCCATGTTGATGGTTTCAACTGATGACCCCGAAAGCTTAAAGCGTGAGCGAGAAGCAATCGCTGTACAAGCTAGACAAGACCCTAACTTTGTACCTATGGTTGCGGTTTCATCCAAAACAAATCGTGGTAGAGTTGATCTAGTTAGACTGTTCCACACCTTACAGGAAATGGATTACTTACCAGTCAAACAAGAAATTAGAGAACGCATTGCTGCTCTATGGGGGGTCTCTCCTGCATGGCAGGGTACGCCAGATGCTTTTGGGGGTCTTTCCACGCAAACCCAACAACTTATGGTTATGAGTCGGGTGGTGGAAGCCGATCAACGGCTGTTCCACGAAAAAGTATTCCCTCTCATATTGGAAGGCTTTGGGGTAAAGGACTGGAAACTAGTACTTCCGCATCCAGAAGAAAAGGCGGAAGCAACTAGAATTAACTTCGCTAGCCAACGAGCCAATATTGCTAAGATGCTAAACGATATGGGATTTGATATCCAGCTTAGGCGACAGAGTGCTGCTTTGGAGGACGTTGACTTTGTTATCTCCGGTGCTCCTGTACCGCTTGCCCAAATCCAAGGAGAAACTCAAGTCTTGGCTCTCACGGCGCAAGAGGAACAGCTTAGGCAACAAGCTATGATGCAAGTTCAACAAGAAGCAGCTCAACTAGAGCAAGAACAACAAGCCCCACAGGAAGTAGAAAACTCTATGGAAAAAAGTGAGGGTAAGTATAAAGATCGTAATCTAGGCTGGAGAACTCCAAATACTGATGATAAGATGCCTCTAGATGAGCGTGATATAGACGAATATGCTGAGGCTAGAGAGCGTAAAGGCGAAAATAGAATGTTTGGGTTAGAAAAGTCAGGGGAAACTTTTACATCATCGTGGATGGATGCTTTGGTGACTCAGGGCTATCCAACGCCGTTGGTAAAGGAAATTTCTCCAGATGGTACAAAAATGTGGTTTATCCAAGGCGATAAACAATATGTAGCATTCTTAACCCCAACAGGTGTGGATAGAGTAGAACCTGCAACTTTTACTATTCCAAAACCTCCTGCGAATAAGCGGGTGGAACCCAGTAATCAATCTACATCGAACACAGGAGATGTGATTCGACTAGATGAGGAGGATGATGATTAATGCCTGAGCAGAAAGATGATAAAGCTCCACAGGAGGAAAAGCGGGATTGGAGCAAAGAATTATATTATGATTCTTCCAATCACCCAGAGTCAGGTACCAGACATGTAGGTTCCGTTCCTGAACAAAAGGATATTGACCCGGACTCCGAAGCAGGTAAATATTTGTCGCAGCCGGAGCAAGCTAAAAATCATTCGTACCTGACAAAAGAAGAACGTCCGGACGGTACGGTAGTTTATTACTACGGCAACGGTGTAAAAGCAATCCATCACCCAAAGATTGAAAGAAGTCCTGTTAACTACCATGATGAAGCTGCTCAAGGACACCTAGCGGCATCAAACAAACTCCGAACAATATCTCCGGAAGCGGCACAAGCTCATCTAAATGCAGCATTGGGGCACGGTGAAGCAATCAAAGCGAAACAATCTGTGCTCTCTCAAGGAAAAAGGGAAGATGATCCCAAGAACCAAGCTGCTAGAGAGAAGTCTAGGGCTAGACTTATTGATGATGTAAAGAGTGGTAAAGAGATAGCTATGTCTAAATCAACTACTTTAGACCAATTCATCTCTTTCTTGAAAGAGGATGGTGGTGGAGGAGCGGTAGCAGGTGTTGGTACGGTAGCTGTCTCCTCAGACCCCGGCGTATTTACTCCAACCTATGGGGGGAATTCGTCAAAAAAGAATAAACAAAAGAGAAGTGGGGTTGACAAACTAGATAGGTTTCTGAGAGACTCTAAAAAGGTAGAAAAGTGGGCAGCTGATATAGTCAACTCTGCTGCCTCTGATCTTCGTAAAGAAGACGACGAGCTTGAAAAATTAGCAGTACTTGCTAGAATGGGAGCCGCTGTAGCAGGGTCTAAACTTAAGGACGAAGTTCTTGGAAACGAAGATGTTGAAAAAGCTGGTTCTGATCTACCTAGACAGGCTGTTATACAAGAACCGGCTAAACCAGCTAAGACCGAAACAGAAGAAAAGGTTCCAGAGGAAACAACCTATAAAAGTACTGACGAAGAGTTTAATGCTTTTTATGACATGTTCAAAGAGTATTTTGAGTATTTTGAAGATTTAGAAACAAGCAAAGCGGAGGACGCTGATGACCGTGATTCCAGAAATAGCGAAGCCAGAACTGATTCGGAGGAGGAAAGCCGGACAAACATGGACTAGTCTTGCCGATTTTCTAGAAGAAGAATACGGGGTTTCGGTACACAGGTCTACTATCCAAAGATGGTATGACCGAGAGGTTTATGATTACTCTGAGATTTTGGATGAGGCTGCTGCGCTTATGGCTGATGGCATAGCTCCCGAACCTATTGAATCCGAGGCTGACTTTCTAGGAGACCGCATTCGATTAGATAAAAGACTCGAAACGTATAAAGCTGAATCTAGATATTACAAAAAGCTTTATGAGCAGGTCATAAAGAACAGAACTAAAAACGATCTGCTTATCGACACTTTACAAAAATATGTAACTCCTATGAAGCCTACAAAGCCTTTCCCTATTCGGAAACCCTCCGAAGGACCTAGAGGTAAGTCGGCTCAAAGTATGGTTGCTCCACTTACAGACACGCACGTTGGAGATTTAGTATCTCCAGAACAAATGGTTGGACTTAATGAGTATGACATTGAGTTGTTTAGCCGACGAATTTGGGGTTGGAGTAATCAAGTTCTAAACCTAGCTGAGTATCGCCGCAATATCTGCGACATTAAAGAACTAGTTGTTCCTATGCTAGGAGACATGATTTCAGGAGACATTCATGAAGAACTTGCTCGTACTAACGTAGACAACTGCATGATGCAGATGATGTATGGAGCCAAGGTTATTAGTCAAGCTTTGATGTTCCTTGCTCCTCACTTTGATGAGATTAGAGTTCCATGTGTTGTGGGTAACCACGGTCGCATGACTCGTAAAATCCCATCTAAAGATAGATTCATGGATTGGGATTACATGATGTATCAGTGGATTGCTACATTCTGTAAAGATCAGAAAAACATTAAGTTTGAAATTCCTAAGAGTTTTGCCCATGTATTCTCAGTAGCAAATCGTAATGTGTTGATAATGCATGGTGATTCTATTGCGGGGGGCGGAGCAACAGCCAGCATTCAACGAGCAATAACTTCTCTGAGGGCTGTTCTGCAATACAAAACTCAATTGATCTCGGACGCAGCGTATGAAGTACCTGAGTCGTTTGATGATGTTTTGTTAGGGCATTTCCACAGAATAGATGAAATAGATATAGGTACAGGTAGTTTGCATATCTGCGGCACCACTAAAGGTGGAGATGAATTTGTTTTTAGTAGGCTGCATGTGATTACTAAACCAAAACACCTAGTACTTTACTATCACCCAGAGTATGGACAGGTAGGTAAAGAAGTTGTTTACCTCGATAGGTTCGATACTCAGCCTTCGGAGTTTGAACTAGACCTTCCAGAAGTTTGGATTAGTTAGTATAATAGGGTATGACTGATAGAAATACCCGTATACAAGAGATGTTTATGTCCGCTGTTGAATTATTGCAGCAGGAGTTAGCCCGTCAGGTTAAGAATGAATCTCAGATTCCTAAACCTGATGGGCCTCTTCCGTATGAGTCGGGAGAACTTCAACGTTCTATGGTTTCTAGTATTAGTCCAAGAGAGTCATTCATTTCGTACCGAGCACCTTATGCCGTTGTTGTTCATGACGGGGGGTATATTCCCACAACTAGAAGAAGACTTAAAAATGGTAGAAGTTCCTTGGTAGAAGGACATATGAGAAAAGGACAGCCGTATTTGGAAGATGCCTTGAATAGGGTTGTGGGGGATAATTTGCCCAATTATATTCAGAGTATGATGAACAAAGGTGGCACTTCACTGGGTTTTGTGGTTGATTAAGGAGTAGAATCATGGAGATAGGGAAGATATCAGCGGAACAAGAATGGATATTAGCTAGACATTCTCGTATGGTTGGTAGAGTATTAGACCAAGTAGAAGCAGCGTTACCCGAAGGTAACCAGTGTGAAAAGCTAAAAAAGCTTGTTCAAGTACCGTTGTACGACTTCCGAAATGAGATTTTAAAGTACTTAGACGGTCAGATTGATATAAATTCACACACAGATATATAAACTTCTCGTAGATTTTCAATTCCCCTAGTATAATAAACTAGAACATTTTAGAATATTTGTTCTATTTTTATATAAAGGTCGGCGGTGGCTAAGACCAACCTTTACTTGGACTGGACTGGAATGGAATCATAATGGAGGTTCTCAATGAGTGACGAATTCAATGGTCGTCTTGAGAAGTACATGGAAGGCACTTCACTGGGTCTAGCTGCTTTGGCAGAAGTACTTCAAAAGATGGACGCTCGGCTGACTAAAGCTGAAGAAGTGGACGCAGAGGCTGAAATCGCCAAAGCTGAAGCTGATGAGCGAAACGCTCTCGTAAAAGATGTCGCTTCTGCTGTTGTTAGTATGCTCAAAGCTACTGATGATCTGGATGGCGAAAAGGAACGCAAGGCTAAGAGCAGCGGTCCTGTAAACGCCGGTGGTGACGACTCTTCCACTACTGTTGCTCCTCCTACAGCTGCTGCTGACCAGCAAGCCACTATTCAGGCTGAGGCTGAGGACGACGAAGAGGAAGACGAAGAGAAGTCTTACCCTATGAAGGCTGAAGAGGACGACGAGGCCGAGGATGAGGAAAAGGCTGAGATGGACGAGGATGAGGACGAGGACGAAGAGAAGGCTATGTACGGCCGAATGAAGAAGCAGATTGATGCTCTTCAGAAAGAACTTGCTGACTCTAAGGCTAATATTGCTAAGGCTGTTCAGGAAGAGTCCGAAGCTCGACTACGAAAAATGGGCTTTAAGGAAGAGACCCGATTGGTCGCTCCTAAGGCTACCTTTGGTAAGGATGAAGTAGACATTGTTAAGGCTACTGAATCCGTAGACGTTAATGACCTTGCTAACCTTTCTTACGGTGAACTTCGCAAATTGCAGTTCGCAGTACAGAACGGTGAGGTCACACTTTAATTCTTAGGAGGATTTAGAAAAAATGGCTACTTCGCTTTCAGAATATCTAGCTCAGGCTAACCGAGGAATGACCCAGAGTCTTCTCGGTTCTGAGTACCTGTCAAAGGCGTTCTCCGGAACTGCCCTCGGTGTAGATGGCGGTGGCTCGGTTTCAGGTGATATCTTCACGGCTACTTTCGGTCGCAAGGTATGGCAAGCACTGAACAACCAGACCCGCTTCTTCAACGCACTCCCACGTAATGTGTGGGGTAACACTGCTGGTTGGCGTGTTCGTGCCGACCGTGGCGCAAACCGTTCACAGCCTATTAGTGAAACTGGTTCGTTGCCAACAATCGACGTTTCGGACATTCAGACCGTTTCGTCGCTGCCTCGTATCGTTGGTACGACATTCGCAGCCTCAGTCAAGGCGATGTTTACGTCGCAGCTTGAAGGTGGTGTTGGTGATGTTCTTGCCCTCGAAAACGAGAACGCTCAGTTGGACCACATCAAGGAAATGAACCTTGAGTTGACCGCTCCTTCAGCCGCTGTTGCTACTGCTGGTAGCGGTACAACTGTAACAGTTGACGACGGTTCCCGATTCCGAATTGGTGACAAGTTCGCACTTGACAACGCTGGTACACACGAAGATGCTACCGGTGTTGAAATTACCGCTATTTCCGGTAACGTGTTGACCATTGACTTCACTAACGACCCGGCTGACGGTGACCTTCTTTACGTCCACTCTCGTGCTGGTCTTACCTCTATCGACGACATTGTTACCATTCACGGTACAAACGTAGGTAGCTCAACGACCGACACTCGTGCAAACGTATACGGTATTGAATCCACTCTTACCGAAAGCCGAACTTCTTCTAACCAGTGGAAGACTGCTGCTTCGGTACAGGGCAACTCTGGTACGGGTCGAGACGTCTCGCTCAACATGCTGGACACAGCTATTGAGAAGATTCGTACCAATGGTGGTGAGCCAAAGCTCATCCTCATGGGACATGACCAGTACTTCAAACTTGAGCGATTGCTCAACTCTCAGCAGCGATACCTCGGTCAGGAAGAGTATCAGGTTGGTATCGGTTCGGAGAAGACATTCCCCGGAACTCGAACTGGTCTGGTTCTGTCTACTTACATGGGTATCCCAATTCTTCCAGATGCAGACACCACTAAGTCTTACAGTGACGCAGATGGCGAGCTTGGTTCTAACATCTACGTTCTGGACACTGACTACCTTGAGGTAGCAGTTGCTCAACCTACTCAGTACATCGAGAACCGTGACTACTTTGCAGCTTCATCGCTCGTAGTTCGTGGTTTGCTTTACACGATGGCTGAACTTAGGGCACACCGTTTCGATGTTCAGGCCAAGATTGTTGACCTTAACACGTAATCAAAGCTTTCTTTTAGGCGGGGGGGATTACCTCCCCGCCTTTACACGTATCCATGGAGGAAAAATAAATGGCTCTTTCTATTAGCACTACTTCTAGCGGTGCAGAGTTTCCAAAGGGTGTTCCCGGCGATCTCCAATATAGAATAGTTGAAGTTACATTCGACAGTTCTTATCCTACTGGGGGTGAGTCTCTCACAGCCAGCGACCTAGGACTTGATAAAATCGAATTCGTTGTAATTGGCAACGTTGAAGATACTTCAGGGACTGACTATGCATACTTTGCTCTGTACGACTACGCTAACTCGAAAATAAAAGTCTACAATGGTGATGCTAGCAATACAACAACAGACCTATCTTCAACTATTGAGGTAGGAAACACAGAAGACCTGAGTAATGTAAGTGTTCGGATTATGGTCTACGGTCGATAATGGCTGACGAGTCAGTGGACTTGAAATTAGCGGTGTACGCTGAACGCCTAGACCGTTATATTGAAAGCCAATCAGAACTAAACAAAACATTGACTCAAACTTTAAATAGATTAGATACTGAACTTACAGACATAAAAGAATGGCGTAACCGAGTTTACGGGGCGAAGGCTAGTATAGTAGCGGTAGGAGTACTTCTACTGCATACAATAGTAGTATTGGGCGGGATTACGGGATTGATTAGTTGGGTTTATAACCGATAGGAGATAATAACATATGGCAGACTTGATGCATGATGCTTGGTCATCGTGGGAAATTGACCCCAGTACCAGAACATCAACTCATCCGTTTACTAAGTACTATCCGTTTAGTACGACTCTAAGTACTACTAATACGGCTCAGGACTTGTTTACTATAGACCGAGGGAAAGCAGGGGTTAACCTTGTTACTAACCCTTCAGTTGAAAATGCTACCATAACGGAATTTACTGCTACCGGTTCAACTATTAGTCAGAGTTCCACCTACGCTGCGGACGGCTCTAACTCGTTAAAAAACATAACGGATAACGCTGCTGCTGGTGAAGGTTTCTACACTACACAGGTTATCGGGCACGGTTCGTCTGGGATACGTGTGTTGTCTGGACAAGCAGTTGTTAGGGGGGATGGAGGTGCTCCGACAGGGACAGTCCAAATTGTTATAGAGGACGCTGACGGAACTACTTTGGCTACGGGTAATACGGTTACCCTTAGCACATCCTTTCAACAACTGCAAGTCCAGTACGTAATTCCTAAGACTACTAGAGGTACAACCGCATATGTAAAGGTTGTGACCCCAACGCAACAGTCAACAACATTCTACGCAGACAAAATTCATAATGAAGTCCGAACGGATTCTTCATATTCATCATACATAGCAGGTGATTTGGGGCGGGATTACTCTTGGGAAGGTACCGCAGACCTATCAATATCTAAAAAGCGTGTAGATTCCGTTGTGATTAGAGGCATAAGACTGCATACTAGTCACAATACTTACCTTGCCTTTGACTGTGATGCCTCATCATCCACAGGAATTTACATCAAAGCTCCTACGGCAGATGAGCCGCACACAGGTTTCTTTGAAACAAACTTCCCAATTGACTTCAGGGAGAAGATTAGTTTCGTAAACGCTACTGGTATCGAGACTCCAACAGTATATGGAGTAATATGGGGGATTCACCAAGCCTAATGGTTATTGAAGCAGCAACGAACACCGCATACGAAAAATGGCTACAAGAATCTGAAGATTCTATTATTATTCTGGACAAAGCTACATCGAACACGGGGGGTAAAGTTGCCCTTAGTGATATTGGGGATGCCTTAAAAGAATATGAACGAGTATTCAAGGCTGGATTAGCTTCTCCAGCAGAAATCCTAACTCTGAATAGAGCATATCCAAATGAACCTAAATATGCTGAAGTCGTCAAGATATTAGAGTTGGATGACAAAGAACCTGTCGTAGTGGGTGGTCCTGCTTCGGTGGAATTGGTTGACAGGGAAGGGCATCTTATCACAATGTCCGCCCTAGACGATGCTTTTGAACGATACATGAATAATTTCCGAGCTAGGAATGTTATGGTAATGCATTCCGATGTTCAGGTTGGACATGCGCTTCCTGCCTTCATAGCCAAGTCAGGACAGATATTTAAGAGTGGTGTAAAGGACAACGCTCTGTTCTTCATCTGTGAGCTTCGCAACGACACTAAAATTGGGTTGAAGGTCGCTGACCAAATCAAAGACAACAAGATGCGTTCCTACTCTATTGCCGGTAGTGCAACCAAAACGCAGAATATTACCAAAGGCACTAATACTTACATGCAGGTAGACCGGCTAGAACTTGCTGAAGTTACAATCTGTGAAAAAGGGGTTAACCAAGGTGCCCACTTTGAGTTAATGAAGTCTGAGGTGGTTCCAGCATCAACGCCGGGTTCATTCTTTACAGTTATTTCTAAAGAAGAAGTTCCTACTTTCACAGAGATTTTTACGGCTTGGTTTGATAAAGCTAGTATCGTTCCGGGGTTAGGAGCAAAACAAATGGCTGTCCTTGAGAACGAAAACGCTAGGCAGCTACAGAGCCGAGCAATAACATCTCTTTTGGGACTTCCTGATGAAGTTGACTTAGAGAGAGCTAGGTATGCTCCAGTCACATACAGTGAACCCGGAAACATTATCTCTCCTGTAATCGTTAATGAATCAGGGCAATTCTTAGGTGACCCCAACATGGAGGAGATGCGTAAAGCAAGAGACGCATTTGCCGCATGGATGGCTAAGGAAGAAGAAGGTAGGATGGCTAGGTCGCAGTTAGACCGCATCCGTGATATAGCTGATTCACTCTATGGGCTAATTGAGGATGAGGAAGACCTCCCCGGCTGGGTACAAAACAAAATCTCAGACACGCTCCACAACATGGAAGCCTCTGCTACCCACTTAGGCAACAAGGATAAGAATGGATAATTGGGACGTATCCACCGAGATTTTTTCAACTATATTGAAGAAATCTTCGGCGAAGAAGGCCGACCCAGCCCTCTGGAGACGTATAGTATCATCCGTTAAGTCTGGGAGTAAGGGTGGAAGAGCCGGTCAGTGGTCAGCTCGGAAAGCTCAACTTGCGGTTCAACGATACAAAAAAGCTGGCGGTGGTTACCGAGGAAAGAAAACCGGTAAGACTGGCTTAAGTCGATGGACTAAACAGGAATGGGGAACTCGTTCTGGTAAACCTAGCGTACAAGGTCCCAAAGCTACTGGTGAGCGGTATCTCCCGAAGAAGGCTCGTAAGAAGCTATCCCCCCAAGAATATGGAGCTACGACTAGAGCAAAGCGTAGAGACACAAAAGCGGGCAAACAGTTTTCCAGTCAACCGAAAAGGATTGCAAGGAAAACGAAATCAGCAAGAACCTAAAAAGTAAGTATAATAGAGTAAAACGAGTTTGGGTTTAGCTTGGTGGGAGTAGGAGCTTATGAAATACATGGGAAAAGTAAGACCTCAAATATTTCTATCAATTCTTGTATTGGGTATCTTGGCATATTATGGCACTATCAACGATATCCCTGAAATTGCCACAGCCACTATTGGTGGCATTATAGCTTTAGGTATGAAAGTTCTCGAAGCTGAATAGTGGGTAACTATGACGGGATTGCTTTCGTATGCGAGTGCGAAGTTGATTCAGACCTTATATGTCATTTAGAAGATACTGCGGGATATGAGTGTGAATGTTCATGTCTTTGCTATGAATGTAGTCTGTTTTTAGACTAAGGGGGTAAGGCTAATGACTATTACTGAATGCGGATGCGGCGGAAGCTGCGCTTGCGGCACCAAAAAGTAAGGAGGGTTTCATTGAATGGACTTATAGCTAGAGTTACTGTACTCTTACCACTTGTATTAGGAGTATTTGTTGCTATAGCAATGGATGTTGTAGATGACCTCGTAGGCATCGTCACCGCCGTCAAAGACGGTAAAATCACTATAGCTGAACAGGAGGCTATTGACTCACGACGTTCTAAAAGACGATGGAAGGCTCTTAGGGCATTAGCCGGTAAAGCTCCATACTTTACCGTTGAATAAAGTAGGTGATCCATAATCTAGAAAGACCCTCATGTTTGTGAGGGTCTTTTTTATTGTCTAGAAGCCCCGTAGAGCTATTTTTCGTAGGTAGAGCGAGCTAGGAGCTTTAAACGCTCTTGGAACGTATATGCGGGGTATTCCATAGGATGGTTGTATGGGTTAGGCGTTTTGATACCACGCAGAATATAAGTTAGTAACCATCGGTTATACTTACTAAGTAAAGGAAGCTTACACAAGGAAAGAGAATTTGTTAGCTCTTGATCTACCGCATGATAAGCTTCATGGGCATACATACCGAACTCATACAGGAAAGCTTCAGGTTCCCCGGCTTTTAAAAAGAATTCTGTTTTTCGTTCCGGGTATATAGGAGTATAGTTGATTACTCCTCCTATAGTTATTCCTTGTGGACGGGAAGGAAAGAATCTGGCTACCTTACCTATCCGAGACTTTTCGTTAACCGGGGGTAACCACTCCTTCAGTTTGTGGTACTTAGGAAAGGATTTGTGAAGCTCATTGCGAAGTAGCTTTATCCAACCCACGGGAAACTTAAGATAATAATCTCCAGTAATCATGTGGAAAACTCCTTATGTTAGGAAAGGAAAACGAGTCTAGTTCTTCTCCCAGACATCTGCTACGGACTTAGCTCCGTCTTTCTTAACTCGGAAATTGTCTGTCTGTGAATGGCAATTAGGGCACAGTAGACGAATATTCTTTAACCTGTTATCGTTTGAATCACCATTACGGTGGTCAAGCTCTAAGGGCATTGGTTGGGCAAACCAGAAATCCATATCACATTCAGAGCATTTGGGTTCTAGAACGCCCTCGCTGATCAATCGTATCTTTAGTTTGTCGGATTGCATTGGGTATTTATTTGACAAATAATCTTCGATTGGTCTAGTCTTTTCTAGGCGCTGCTCCACATCGTATTTGGTAATAAACGCTGGATGTACTCCTGATTTTCTGATTGTCTTTCGGATCAACATGTGTTATAATCCTCCTAAAGGAGATAAATTTGATAGTTACAGATTATGTAAAATTCTTTGTGTTTTTGGTTGCACTTGCGGTAATTCCCGTAGGTCTAAAATCCTTCGTTGATTATGTAGTTTTCATAGGCCTTATGGGTGTGGGTTTTCTGATCTTAAAATTAATATTCGATAGAGATTAACTGTGTATTGCATAGTATATTATACTCTGGAGACACTCAGAGTATAATAACTAAACGCTTTAATTAAAGAGTAGGTTACATGGATAAGTGGGAAAAACGGGAATTAAAAGTAAATAAGCGGCGAAAGCTTAAAAAGATGAATTCAGTCCATAAAAATAAACCGGACGAGAAAAAAGAGGATTCATCAAAATACCGACGAGAACTAGCTAAACTAATGAAGGCTTTAGAGCAAGATGGCTAAACTAGTCTATAAACTCCTTCACGCTCTCCATTTCGGAGCGCATGATCTGGGTATACTTAACGTCGATCAGAACACCCGCTTCCGAAGTCTGGAGTGTACTAAGTGCGGAAAGAGGGTAGTGGATGTCATTCTATAGGGAACACGAATCCCATGAATCTAATGAATCCAACGGACACGCCATAGACGATAACCCTAAACATGAGTTAATCTTAACAACAGCTGAGTTACTGTTTATTGATGACCACCTAACTATGTTAGTCAATGAATCAGACTATGCGGGGAGTGCTTCCATAAAACCACGGCTGCCCGCTCCTGTGGTGGCAGTTGATTTGCCACTCATTTTAGTAATAGGTGCAGCGCTGTTAGAGGCTTTTTCTAATCCCGGAGTGGATGTCCCAGTTTCATTATCCGATAGCCATTTGTTGAACTTACGAGAGATTGCTCATACTGACGCAGTTATGGGGTCTAATAAAGTGGGACTTAATCTAAAACAGAAAATATATCGTGCCTTGTTATCGGAAGTGACTATGGCATCTAGGGTAGAAGATTTGCTTGGAGAAATAGAGATAGACTTAGGAGATGAAGATGAACCTCAATCTAAATTGGAATCTTGAGCATATTACAGACGCAGAAAAACTTTGCTGGACAGAGCGTGAGGACGGGAAGTACCAACTAAAAGAAGAAACAGAACAGCTAATTAACTGTACTGCTTTCGTTGGGATAAACAAACTAACCCCAAAGAATTGTAAGGAGTTCATAAGACGTATCTATATCTTAGCTGTTGCTGGATTCCCTATGCCTGATACGTTCACTCCATCTTTTATTGAATCGCATATAGGTTTGTGTACGTCTGCTCCTGAGTGGGATTACCGTAAATTCAAAAATTCTGTGTTCTCTGCATTAGAGGAGGCAGCTTCGGAACGTATCAACTCGTACTCAAAACAAGACACAGCATGAAATCGAACGTCCAGCGTAAACCAAAAAAACGAAAAGCCTGTGTCCATTACTTTGTGAATATGGGAACAAGGGGTGTTCTTTGTAAGCGTTGCCAAGTCCCTAGACTTATGGTATCTTTTAAAGACTCGGCGATTGTACAAGAGTTGGGATGGGAAGATGCGTTGGCTTATTACGGAATTACAGAACAGGAAGCCGAGACTCTAAGGTTCTACGATGGGCGCTGTAGGCGAGGATAAAATGATGGAGTTAGTTAGTAACGCCGTATTTTTAGGGTTTCTGTCCATCTTTTTTGTATTATTGGTAGTAAAGAAACGCCCAAGAAGGTAAACATGGATAAAGAATTTCAAAAAGATACCATTTTTTATTTGAGGGGAATCTCAAGTGACATACAGAATCTAAATGATTTATCTTTAGAAGTTGCTGAGTTGCGCCACACAATGATTCAATATTTTAGAATGTTGTTAGGGTATATGTTCATATTCTTTTTAGTGCTTGTATGGGGAGTATTTTTCAGATAATGTATTCTTTGAATGTGTGTAACCACGGTATAAACATGAAAGATAAGTGTGAGAAGTGTGGGCGAGAGGCTTACAAGTAATGCAAATAGGTGATAGAGTAAAGATACGTTCTCATCACGACGTTTGGATGATGGGCGATAGATACGGCACTATAGAAAAAATAGGTCGTAAATATATCCATGTATTTATGGATACATCCAGAATGACAAGAAAGTTCACAGAGATTGATATTGTGTTACTATGGGAGCCTAAGCACAATGACTAACTACGATAATGTAATGACTATAATGGGTAACTTAGAAGAACTGGTAACTGCGGTAAGTAACTTTGTTGAGTATATTGATAGCCCCGATATAGGTTGGGGTGGTGTACCGGAAGTTCCAGAGATGCAAGAGTTACGGTCAGCATTGGCAAAGGTGAAAAACGATGACTAACCTTGAACCAATACAGGTACAGTCAATAGACTTGGAGTTTTCAGAGTGACTAGAATTATAATCAATGTACCCACTAATGAGGCTGACGCACAGGAGATAGTCAGTATGATTGAGGGATGGATTGAGCCATATCTTGTAGCAGATTTGGGATGGGATGAAGAACAGATATTAGATATACAGGTAGAGGCTTAGAATGACATTACTAGGACAGGTAGACACAGGCTACACAACAACGCCGTGGTATGTATCGTGGATGCCTGAGTATAACGAGATTCATATACAATCTGCTTTAGATAACACAGACAACCATGTGCTTACGCTTACCTACAGAGGTGAAGAAGGTTTGCGTGAAGCTATGGCTAATGCTAAACTAATTGTAGAGTCAGTCAATGAGAACACATTTGGCGGGCAACTATTGATAAACACAACCTTGTTTGAAGAAGTGGGAGTATAAGTGCAAACCTTCTTACCATATGCAGATGCAAAGAAGTCTGCCCAATGCCTAGACTATAGGCGGTTAGGCAAACAGCGTGTTGAGGCATTTCAGATATACAAGATAGTATCCGGCGAGCGTACTACAGGTGGATGGGTAAACCACCCTGCTGTTACAATGTGGCGTGGTTACAAGGATGCTCTAGCTGTGTACCATAACTGCATGATTGACGAGTGGGTATCCAGAGGATACAAAAACACTATGGCAAAACTTCCAGTATGGAAAGTTGAGTTGCCCCACTGGTGGGGAGACGAAGCCTTACACGCATCCCACAGGTCTAACCTCTTGCGAAAGGATGCGGAGTTTTACGGTCAATATGGTTGGGCAGAATCTCCAGATTTAGATTATGTTTGGTATATAGGGACAGAGGAATAATAATGGATACCCCTGAGACATTCTATCTAGTAGAGTACGCTACACATGCTACATACTATAAGGTAGACGCTAATAGTTATGAAGATGCTTGCGACCTAATAGATTGTGGTAACACCGATGAAGGTATAGTATCTATAGATCGTTCAGATGTATTTATAGACTACACCGATAAGGATATATATGACATGATGAAAGAGAAGAACGACGCTATGAAGGCTCGTTTGTAAGTTGGCGCATCAGAATCCCTATAGAGTACGCAGACAAGATAGGTCTTGTATGTTAGATGGGTTGCGACATGAATGGGGTTTGGCAGAACAATCTCCTAAATTAGTTTTCGCTAACGGTACAGATTGTTTATCCGTAGAGTGGACATGCAAGTTCTGTTCTGTTACAGTAAATAAAAGATATGAAAAACCGCATGCAGTCTTGAAATAGGAGACTGATGTCGAAAGACAGGTATCTAGGTAATGACCGAAGTAACACAACGACCGTGGGGTTATGTCCACCACAAAGGTCTAGACAAGCATTTAGTCGGTGGGGTTCTGGAAAACGTAGCTATAGTTGAAGATAGACACGGCAACGCAAAAGAGAACGCTGAGTTTATCGTGAAGGCAGTCAACAACCACGACGCACTCGTAGCAGCGTTGGAATTTATTTCCAGTGCTATCCACTCCGATGAGTGGGATGAAATGGGAGCGTTGCTTGAAGCAATCGACAAGAGCGCAACGGCAGCACTGGCTAGGGGGAACACGATGAAAGACGATGGAAAACGATCTTGCCACTACTGCGATGAAGTGCTGGCTAATGATGACCTGTGGGACAAACACGCCAAAGCCTGCGCCCTGCGCCCTGTTAAATCATCTTTTTCTTGTTTTATGGGAGCTGCCACAACACGCTTCTTAGCAACTTACGGACAGATAACTAATGACTGAGCCTGTTACTTGCAACACTGAACTGAGGAAACTCCCTAACGAGAGATACGACCCCACTCCCTGTTGCAAGAAGTGGAAGTTTACAGAAGGCACATATTACTGTAAAATACATATGAACTTCCGTGAAGGAAAGTTTATTTACGGATGGGATAACATAGCGCATCTTAGGAGATGGCGGGATAGTAGCGAGGAATGAATACAATACACGGAATCACATGCCTGTGCTTCAACTGTGTCTCTAAGCGTTATATAGAGGGAGTCCACTGCGGAAGTTGCATGGCTGTAGAAATTCAGATAGAATCTACAGAGCAGTGTTTAGACTGTTATCTAAAGTACGCACAGGAGAATTTGATACGAGAGGATTAGAAGTGAGAAAAGTAACAGTAAGTATCCCAGAGGTACACATGAGTTACCTGACAGTGTTAGCTGATGATGAAGCCTCAGACTACGAGATAAAAGAACTAGCAAATCTACTGTTAGAGTCGGGGGATTATCAAGAGAACTTAGAATACTCTCACACTATGGACATGGAAATGTGGGATGTAACAGAGGAAGATGTTTAGAAAGCTGTGGTGGTTCTTACGAAACTATATACAGATTCAGCGTTGCGGTTGGGACGGTAGATGTGCCCAAGAACACAAAAAGTAATAGTTGACAACAACTCCACCGGCGGGTAAAGTAAATAATACAACCTAACAACGACGCACCATTAGGAGATAATCATGCGTTACACCGTTACAATGCCTCACCCAATGCAAAAGGACAGAGGTATCCTTTTTAGGCGTATACCTAATCCAGATATACCTGCGGTCAAGTGGGAAGGTGAGAACAAACCTACTCTAGAACCCAATCAGGAGTTCAACAGGTACACAGGCAACATCATTACATACATGTACGAACCTGTTACAGTAAATGCCCTCCGGTATGCCGAGTTTGAGTCTGACGAAGACTTCACTGACGCTCGTTCAGCAATGGAGTCGTACATAAACCAATCGGGTGGAATGGACTTCATACTCGACACTCTTATTAATTTCCAAGTTGAGAAAAACAATCCGACCTATATGTTTACGACAACTGTCGAAGTTACAGGTGAACTTGATATAACTACTCTTGGCTTGACCGATGAAGATGATATAGAATCTTACATCGAAAATAACCTGTATGTTGAGGCTAACGGTGTTGGGACTGAGTGGGGATTAGATTCTGAGGTTCAATACATTACTGTTGAAGAATCGGACGGTAACTCTACAAGGCTTCCGTAAATCCAGCCGTTGGGTTGTATTTCCTGTTTGCGGTCAGGGCATCAAAACCGCACTTGACTTTGTATCGTTTACTGCTATACTTTATTTCAGTAGTCAGTATTTCTTAGGAGACTCAAATGCCTAACTGGTGTGAAAACGAAGTAAATATATACGGAACTAAAGAGCAATTACAAACCCTTGTAGATGAAGTCTTTACCGAAGTTCCTACGCTTGGCGACGAGACTAAATTAGTTCTTGATTACAACAAGATTGTACCTGAGCCAGAAGATATTGGTGAGAACTGGTACAACTGGCGAAATATCAATTGGGGAGTCAAGTGGGATTTAGTTTCCGGCTCTCCCGAAAACAGTTCTGTTGAAATGAACTTAGATAGCGAGTATGGTAGTATTGACATGATGCTGTTTACTCCGTGGTCACCACCCGAACCTATTGTGGATGCACTACGAGAGCGGTATCCAGAAATTGAAATAGACTGGTTCTATAAAGAGCCGGGGATGCAAATGGCGGGATGGGCGTAATGGATTACGTAATTCAAACTGATATGCATGTAGATGAAAAGACTCAACTTTACGGTGAGACGGGGCTGTATGAAGTATTTGACACTCTAAACAGAGAAGTGTATGATTGCTGTATGACACTTGAATCAGCAGAAAAACTAATAGATACACTGGCTTATATCCACCGATAGAGATTCTAAATAAATCGGGCGGGGGTTTATAAATAAAAGCCTAAATATAAACAACCACCAACACCAAAAACAACAACCATATAAACAACTAATAACCAAATAAGAAAAATAACTACCCACACAACAACACC